CCGTTCCCCCGGCTTCGGGCACGGCTGGCGAGACTGCCGGCGCCCTCTGCTTCCTGCGCTCGCACAGCTACAAGGGAGCCACCGGCACCGACCCGACCTATTCGGGCGGCACGACCGTTGGTTATCCGAACGCTGCGGCAGGCAACGGAACGCAGCGCACCTATACGGAAACGCTGCTCAAGACCGCGCTGGCGGACTGCTGGACCTCCGGCGGAAACCCGACGATGGTCATCACCGACGTTGCTCACAAGCAGATCGCAGCGGCCTTCGCCGGCCTTGCGACTGCCCGTCGTGAGAGCGGCGACAAGCGGCTCACCATTGTTGCCGGCGCCGACATCTATGTGTCGGACGTTGGCGAGGTGCAGTTCGTTCCGTCGCGCTTCTGTTCGTCTCGCGATGCGTTCATTGTCGATCCGAACTACTGGGCGGTTGCCGAACTGGATTCGATGAAGGTCATCGACCTCGCGAAGACCGGTCTTGCGACCCGCAAGGCGATGTACCAGGAAGTTGCGCTCGTTTCGCGGAACGAGGCTGCTTCGGCGGTCATTCGCGACCTGACGTAGTAACGGGGGAAGGGGCGTCTTTCGGGGCGCCCCTTTTCTTTTGAGGAGCGCCCATGTCCAACTGGGAACTCATCGATCACAACCCGCACAACGGGCTCAAGAAGTATCTCGGCGACAATCCCGACGATCCCGAGGGCGTTCTGGTCCGCTATGAGCAATCCGCCCAAGCGATCCAGAAGCACCTCGACCGCAACAAGCTCGCCGCCAACCATTACAACACGGGACGCATGGGTGACATGGCGCACGTCGCCTCGATCCCCATCGGCGTCATGTACGAATGGAAGGTCAAGCACGGCGTCGATGCCTGGAAATACGCGAGCTGCGAAGACACGCGCCGCAGGGTCAATGGCCTGCTGAACAGCAGCGACTACCGTTACCTGAAAGTACGCAACGTAATCATCTGAAAGGGCTTTAAATGGCTCATCTCAACGCCCAGCGCACCACTAACCTGGGCGCGGTCATTACCCATACTGCGGCGGCTGCTGGCACCTACAACAGCTCGGTGCTCGATACCCACCAGGGCATCGGCCTCATGGTCTTCATCAACGTGACCGCGGTTACGGGCAGCGTCACCGTGACGATCAAGAACGTCGATCCGGTATCGGGCGCAACGGCCACCGTTCTCGCCTCTGCCGCGATCGCTGCAACGGGGCTTACGGTGCTGAAGGTCTATCCGGGCCTCACCGCTGCCGCCAACGCGACCGCTAACGACATCATCGGCAACCAGACGCAGATCCAGAGCGTCATTGCCACCGGCCCCGCCACGGCGACCATCACCGTCCTTTCGATAACGGGTGGCTAATGTCGATCTCCCTTGCCGTCTCGTCACCGGGCGCAATCCCCGATCTCGACACGCTCAAGACGACGATCGGCGACTGGCTCGACCGCGACGACCTGACGGACAAGATCCCCGTCTTCATCGAGATGGCCGAGTCCATCTTCAACCGGGAACTGAAAACCCCGGAGATGGAGAGTTCGGTCACGTTCACCGCGTCGGACGAGGACACGCCGATCCCGGTCGGCGATTTCCTCGCGATGCGCGCAATCTACGAGGAAGGTTCGCCAGATAGACCCTTGAGGGGCATTCCGCCAACAGCGATCCGGCAGGGCTTCGACGGCTCAACCGGAACGCCGGTGGCTTATTGCCTCGTCGCGGGGGCGATCAGGCTCGTTCCGCCTCCCTCGGACACGATCCTGCTGACGATGGACTATTTCGCGAGGATCGAGCCGCTGTCGGTCACGGCGCCCTCGAACTGGCTCCTTGAGCAGCATCCCGGCGCCTACCTTTATGGTGCGCTGATGCACGCCGAAGCCTTTCTCGACAATTCCGTAAGGGCCGCGCAGTGGAAGGGGCTGCTTGACGAAACGATAAGCAGGATCAGCAGGAACGCCCGCAACAACCGCTTCGGCGCCGGTCCTCTGGTTCCGACCCCCGTTACGCAGGTGTCGGGCTCCAAGTGCTGAAGGAAATCCCGTTCGGGGAATTTGCCCCGAGCCTAGCACCAAGCCACAGCAACCACCTGACGATCGCGAAGAACGTCCGCGCCCTCGCCAACGGCTATGCTCCGGTAGGAGCGTTCGGCACCGTCGCCACCACGTTGGGAGCGGCATTCGTCGGCGGCGGTTCGTTCATCGGCTCGGACGGCAATTCGACACTGCTCGGGGCGACAGCGGCGAAGCTCAGGAAATACAGCGGCTCGTGGACTGACATTCTCGCCGTTGCGACGACTTCAAGATGGTACATGACGCAGTTCGGCGATCATGTGATCTACGCCAACGGCGGGCAGCTCGGCTCCTACGACCTCATTGCGAGCACCGCCGGAGTGATTGCTACCGCCCCGACCAATGCCATCGACGTGGCGACGGTGCGCGACTTCGTGATGTGCCTCACCGACGACAGCCAGGTGGTGTGGTCAGGGTTCAACGACAGCACGTTCTGGACCGCTGGAGAGAACCAGTCGGACAACCAGCCACTCCTCGACGGAGGAACGGGGGTTCGGATCGTCGGCGGCGAATATGCCATCGTATTGCAGAAGAACTCCATCCGCCGGGTCACCTACAACGGCGTCCCCGACATCTGGTTTCAGTTCGACGTTATCTCGCCCGAAGTCGGATGCATGGCGGCGGGGTCGGTCTGCAACATGGGCCGGCTCATCGGATTTATCTCGGAGAGGGGCTTCGAGCTCTGCGACGGGGAGAACGTGACGCCCATCGGGGAGTCGATCAACGATTGGTTCTTCCGCGAATATTCGAGGGCCGACATCGCCAACATCTGGGCGGCTGCCGACCCGAGGCGCAACGAGTTCGTCTGGGTCATGCCCACGGGTCGGGCGCTGGTCTATAACCTCCTGTTCAAGCGCTGGACGATCATCGAGGGCGATTTCACCGCAGTTCTGACGGGCCTAACGTCGAGTACGTCGATCGACGCTCTCGACCTCGTTTATCCTTCGGGCATCGATTCCGTCCCCGTAAGCCTTGACGATCCCTCGTTGCAGGGCGGCAATCCGCTCCTGTTGTTCGTGGACAGCACGAATGCCTTCGGGGCCTTGTCCGGAACCGCGATGGAAGCGGTGATCCAGCAGGCCAACATCGAGCTGACGCCGGGAAGGCGGTCGAGGATCAGGGGCATTCGTCCCGTTACCGATGCCACCACGGCAACGGCGACGCTGGACGCGAGAATGAGGGCCGGGGATGCAGAGGGCATCGTTTCCGCCGCTTCGATGCGGACCAACGGCAAGATGCCGCTGAGGGCGAACGGGCGGTACGTCAATCTGGCGCTGACCGTCCCTGCCGGAGAAACGTGGTCCTACGTCCAGGGCTGTGAATATGAGTTCGAGGCTGGGGATGTTCGGTGAGTTTTCCCAATGTTCCGCTTCGCCTGTCGGCCGACTGGGTTCGGCGGATCGCCGACGCGGTAAATTACCTTCTCAACAGGAAGTCATACCTAACCATCTTTGCTGACGGCGTACCGAGCGCCGGTCAGCAGCTTCTACGGACGAAGTTCTCGGAAAGGCTGGTCATTGCCGCGGTGTCCTCGCTTGGGGACGCCGGCGTAGCGGCAACAGCCAATGCGGCGTTTGATTTGCTTGTCGATGGAGTGTCCATTGGCACGATCACATTCGCCGCCGGTCAGGCGACCGCAACGATAGCCCTAACATCGACGGAAATCCCGTCACTGGCCGTGTTCGAGGTGACCGCTCCCAATCCTGCGGATGCGACCTTGGCCGATGTCACGCTGTCGCTCGCGGTGGTCAGATAGGAGACACCATGAAAGAGACAATCAAGGCTCCGGCCTTCCGCTACCGCGTCGAGTGCATCGGCGCGGACGGGATGCTGAAGTGGGTCGAGGAATATGACAACCTCGTCACCACCGAGGGCAAGAACGACATCATCGACAAATATTTCAAGGGCTCGGCCTATACCGCGGCCTGGTTCCTTGGCCTCAAGGGAACGGGCTCGGCTGCTGCCGGCGACACGTTGGCTTCGCACGCGGGCTGGTCGGAGGTGACGCCTTATTCCGGCAACCGTCCGGCGATCACGTTCGGAACGACCTCGTCGGGTTCGAATACGGCAACGGCAGTGTCCTATTCGATCAACGCCTCGGCGACGGTGGCGGGTGCTTTCGCGGCATCCGTCAACACCGGCACCGCGGGCAAGCTCTACAGCGCGGGCGACTTTGCTGCTTCGCGCTCAGTCATCTCGGGCGACACGCTTAACGTCACGCTGACCGTCAGTGCGGCATAATGCTGTGGAAGATCATTTATCGGGATGGCTCGGCCTATTCCGATAAGGACGGCCCTGCATTTGAAGCGCCGGCGACGGGTGTCCAGGTCATTCTCCAGCACAGCGGGAGCGTTGGCCGCAACATTCTCGCCAACCACGATTACTACTGGTTCGAGGATCGCTGGTTCGGCGGCGATCTTGCTGGCCTCATTTTATACCTGATCGAGCATAAGGGGGCGCAAAAGGTCATCCTCGGCAAATTCGTGGTCGATGATGTGTTCCACGCGGCCATGAAGCAGGCGGTCGAAGATCCCGACTTCCTGCCAAAGTCCGCGAGAAACACCGAGGACAGGTAAATGACCTCGACGCCATCCTTCTCGCAAACCGCCTACGGGTGGTACGAGGACGGGAGCGAGAGCGGGTCGGCGGATGCCGGTGTCGGCGTATCTACCGCGATCGATCGTTATCTGGATGGCGACCAGAGCCTCGGGCTTAGAATACGGCTTCAGATTACCAATGCGGTCTCGGGCGCATCGACCGACGACTTCCAATTACAGTACGCGAAGAACGGCGGCGCGTTCGCCAACCTGACCACCGCGACAACCGACGTAAAGGCATACGACAGCACCAATCTCACCGATCAGGCGGCGACCACCAACCGCCTCGGGGCTGGAACTGGATCATTCGTGGCGGGCCTCGTTTCCGAGGACGGGCTGGCCGACAACAAGCAAGTCACCGCGTCGAACTTCTCGGAGTTCCTGTTCACGGTAAAGCTCGTCGCCGCCAATCTGGCGGATGGCGATGTCATCACGTTCCGGGTGCTTCGGAACGGCTCGACGATCACCTACAGCGTTACCCCGCAAGTCACGGTGCATGTTCCCGCCGCGGCTCTCTCCAACGGGACGGCGCTGAGCAATCACGCAAACACGCTCGTCACGCACAAGGGAGGAAGCGTTTACGAGATCGTCAAGGTTTCGGGGGCGGCCTCGACCTTCGACGCGGACGCAGTATCGTCTAGCGGACAAACGGGGGATTTCGTCCTTCGACTGAGACAGCTTCGGCTTATCGGCAGCGGCATCATCGCGGGCGTGAATGCCGATCCGACGACGGACAGCACCTATACGGGCATAGACCGAGCGTGGGATTATTTCGGCTCGTGGCAGATTATCGAAAACGCGACCTTCTTCGGCAGCGCCCTAGCGGACGCGACCTATAGCTGGATATGGCGCACGTCGGGAACGATTGGTTACGGTAGAGGATCGACGCTGGCGACGGCGCAGGCCTCGCCTGACCGAACGGTGGCCGACAGCAATACGTTATTCTTCGACAGCTCACTAAATTCGGTCGGCGACCGGTTCGAGGCGCTGTTTTATGTTCCGGTCGCGAGTACAACCTACAACGACAGCCTGACCGAGAGCGTCACCGCTGGCTCCAGCGTAGCGCAGTCGATCACCTTCCCGCTGGCTCTCTCGGAAAGCGTGACCTCGGGGGCATCGCTAAGCTCGGTTGCCACGTTCGCCTCGCCCCTGAGCGAAAGCGCGACGATGGGCGCGAGCCTCGCGACGACGGGCGTGTTTGGCTCGACGCTTTCGGAAGGAGTAACGACAGACGCCGCGTTGGCTGGCGGGCTTCTGCTCGCGGCCAGCGTGACGGAATCGGTGACGGTCGGGGACACCTATTCCGCCTCGATGCTGTTCGCGCCGACACTGGCCGAGAGCACGACGCTAACCGCCACCACGACGGCGGGCCTGGTAATTGCCGCGAGCGTGGCGGAAGGAATAACGGCGGGCGATTCAATCGCTTATGCCTTGACGCTGAATGCCTCGATCAATTCCGCGATCACACTGGCGGCCTCGGTAACGGCCCCGGCGGGCGGCGGGACGGGCGCAAGAGTAACGGTGATCTTCCTCGCGTGATCTTCGTGGTCCCCAACCCGACAAGTTGGGAGCGGTGGGAGGAAGCGAAGGCCCTGCTTGAACCGGCAAGGGCGAGAGGGGATTTCGAAGACGTAATCGAGCCGGACGAGGCGCTGTTCGTGGTGATGGAAGGGGACGAGCTCCTTGCAGCTGCAACGGCGTGGCTCGGCACGGACAATGCAACCGGCGAGAAGCGGGTTGAAGTGAAGCTGATCGGCGGGCGGGATCACCACCGCTGGATCGGGGAACTGGACGAAGCAATTGGGGCGGCAGCACGCGAGGCGGGAGCTACGCGAATGGTCGCGATTGGGCGGCGTGGATGGCTCAGGAGCATCGCGCCATTGGGTTGGGCAAAATGTCAGCCGGTTGACGATCACTGGCTGTTCGAGAGGATGCTATAGGTGGGTAAGAAGAGCTCGAAAACGACAACGACGACCGCCCCGCCCTCATGGGCGACCGGCATTCTTCAGGGCGCCGGCAATTCCCTCGTCAATACGATCAATCAGAACCAGGGAGCCTTACAGGGCCTTGCCGGAGGCGTCACGGGGCAGCTTCCGGCTTTGTGGAACGCGGCGGGGGATACTTCCGCCCTCCAGCCCGCGTTCAACTATGCCAGCGACGTTCTCGGCGGCAAGTATCTCAACAATAACCCGACGCTGAACAACATCGTCCATCAGGGCGAGGAGGACGCCGCCAATCGCGTTAACTCGACCTTCTCGCAGTACGGGCGCACGGGAAGCACGGATCACAGCATCGGACTCGCGAGGGGCGTGGCGCAGGCCGGCGACCAGATTCGTTACGGCGACTATGCCAACCAGCAAAGCCGCATGGACCAGATGGCCGGGCTCCTTCCGAACATCAACGCATCGCGGTTCGCGGGTGTCACTCCGGCCCTCGCGGCGACGCAGCTCGCCGGGCAACTCCCATACTACGGCATCCAGAACGTCGGTCAGCTTGGGCAGCTATACGACGGCTATGGGTCAGAAAGCAAAAAGTCGCCGGGAGGCTGGGGGACGGATATTCTCGGCGCGGCAGTCTCGGCGATACCGTTCCTCTCCGACCGTCGTCTCAAGACGAACATAAAGAAGCTCGGCGAGGCGAAGGACGGTCTCGGTGTCTACGAGTGGAACTGGAAAGCCGACCCCGGCGGCGACCCGGTTCGCGGCGTCATCGCGGACGAGGTGGAGAAGCTGCGTCCGTGGGCATTCGTCCCCAATTTCATCGGTGAATATGCGGGCGTCAACTATGCCGCCCTTGGGAGCCTTGCATGATCGACAGTAACGCATTTCAGCCGATGCCCGCGCTGACCAATCCGGGTTTCCAAAGTCCCGGGCAGCTTCCCGATCTTCAAGCCCGCTTCAACGGCCTCAACCCGCAGATGCGAGGATGGCTCGGCGTGATGGGCCTCCTGCACGGCAATTCTTCGTTCGGGGCGTTCCAGAATGCCTACAACAAGAGGCGAGCCCGCCTTCAGCCCGGTTTCGCAGGCGGCATGTTCGGAGCGTCCGGCGGATTTGGTCAGCAAACTGCGAACGCTTTCGGTTTCGGCCAGCCCGGCGGACAGGCGTTCGGCTTCGGCGGCAACTCTCACCCATTTTCGTTCGGAGGCTGATTAGATGATCGACGCCGGTTCGCTGTTCACCAGCACGCCGTTCCCCGATGTGC